ATCGACTGCACCAACATTTACATCGACAGATGGTAAAACAGATATTCTTGTATTCAGATACAATGGTGCTGTATGGCAAGAGGTAGGTAGAACATTAAATTTAAGTGAAAGTTAAGATATGTACGCATTAGTAGAAGATAACAAAATAAAACAAATTATTACAAATCCTAAAGCTATGGTTATAGGAGATGTAAGATACCCAGCTAAGATATTTTCTTTATGGTCAAAGTCAGAACTAAATAATATAGGTATTTATGAAGTAGTTACAGATTTAACAAATAAAAAAGATGAAGCGTACTACATTAATACTAATGAAGAATATGATTTTGCAGATAACCAAGTTACAAGATCATGGGGAACTGCTACATCAAAAAGATTAGAAGATGAAGATGCAGTAGATGAAGATGGCAAAAATATTTTAGACCAAGATGGTAACCAAGTAATTAACTATGGTTTAAAAACTGATAAAAAAAGAATTGTAAAAGCACAAGCATCAGGTTTATTAGAAAAAACAGATTGGCATAATCACAAAGCATTAGATGATAATACATATACGATTCCTGATAATATAAAAACTTATAGAGCAAATGTTAGAGCAAAGTCAAATGAGATGGAAACTCAAATAGATGCTTGTACTAATGTTGATGAACTTAAAGCATTATACGAATATACAGAACAAGAAGATGGAACAATAACAAGACCGCTAGCAGAATTTCCTAAAGAGGTTGTTTAATGTCACTACTTATACCTGGAACTAATTCCATAAAAGATACAGGATACGATGTAGCTAATTCATGTAGGTTTAATTCTGCTGATAGTCCAAAAATGGTTAAAACTTTAGGAACTCCAACTTCAACTAAAATATGCACAGTTAGTTGTTGGATAAAAAGAGGTTCGATAGGAGTAGAGCAACATTTTTTTGGAACAAAACAAGATGGTAATGATAGGTGTTCTATTGGATTTGATGATAGTGCTGAGGGAGAATTACACATAGTTCAAGAAGATAGTGGCTCATATAGTTATAGATTTAAAACTACTGCTAGATACCGAGATCCTAGTGCATGGATGCATTTAGTTTTAGCAATAGACACTACACAAGCATCAGCAAATAATCGTGTCAAAATTTATGTAAATGGTTCCCAAGTCACCTCTTTTGCAACTGAAACTCAACCAGCACAAGATACTGTAATTAGATATGGGATTAGTGGAGAGGAATTAGTTGTGGGTGCAAAATTTGGTGGTGGTGGCTCTTATGGAACTTTTTATAATGGTTATTTAGCTGAAGTAGTTTTCATTGACGGCTTACAACTAGACCCAACATCATTTGGAGAGTTTGATAGTGATAGTCCTAACATTTGGAAACCCATAAATGTATCTGGTTTAACATTTGGTAATAATGGATTTCATTTAGATTTTGAAGATAGTAGTAATCTTGGTAATGATGCAAATGGTGGAACTGATCTTACAGTATCTAATTTATCCGCAACAGACCAAAGCACGGACACGTGTACTAATAATTTTTGCGTTATGAATCCTTTATATCCTGATGGGACAATTACATTTTCAGAGGGAAATCTAAAATTAACACAAGGTAGTTCTTGGCGATCTGCTGGTGGAACAATGGCAGTTTCTACAGGAAAATGGTATTGGGAAATATCAAACGTGGGAAATTTTGCATACATAGGATTTGCAGATATTCAATTATTTAATGAAGGTTGTTCTATAAGAGAGAGTTTTACTACTGGTGCAGCTACGACAGGCAAAGCACATTCAGTTTTAAATAGTGATGGTAGGCATTATCAAGTTACTTCTGCTGGCGCACAAACAAGTGAATACCCTAGTGCTGCTACTTTTCCAACATTTACAAATAGCACAATAGGTATTGCTTTAAATTTAGATGACAACAATTTTATCTTTTATAAAGATGGAACTGCCATGAATCCAAGTGGTACTGCTATTAGTATAACAGCAGGAAATTATATTCCAGCAGTAAGTATTTATGGAAATAATGTATCTTATAATTTTGGTTCTCCACCATACTCAATATCATCAGGAAACAGTGATGCAAATGGTCATGGAAATTTTGAATATTCTGTACCTTCAGGTTATTTTGCTTTATGTACTAAAAATTTAGCGGAGAGTGGATAATGGCCTATACAACCATAGATAATTCAGAACTTCATTTTCAGGCAAAAACGTATACTGGTACTGGAAGTTCTAATGCGATTACTTTAGACGGTTCTGAAAATATGCAACCTGATTTGGTTTGGATAAAACACAGAAATGAAGCTAATTGGAACAATTTATATGATGTTGTTAGAGGTGTAACAAAAAGACTTTTTTCAAACGAAACTAATGCGGAAGAAACTCAATCAGCAGGTTTAACTGCATTTGGAAGTGATGGATTTACTGTAGGAAGCAATGTTGATGTAAATAAATCTTCTGGTAGTTATGTAGCATGGAATTGGAAAGCTGGTGGCTCTGCATCATCAAACTCGAATGGAAGTATAACAACTTCTGTATCTGCAAATACTACTGCTGGATTTAGTATTGTTAAACTTGATAAAACTACAAATAGTTCAACTGCATCTACTTTTGGTCACGGCTTATCATCTGCTCCTGAAGTAATAATATTAAAAAGAACAGATGGAACAGAAGATTGGTACATGTATCATGCTTCTATGGGTAATGCAGCAAGAGTCCAATTAAATGAAAATGAAGCAAAAACACAAGGAACGGGTGTTTGGGGCGAAACAGACCCAACTTCTTCTGTGTTTACAGTTAAAAGTTTTAACCCAGGAGAGGCAATAGCATATTGTTTTCATTCAGTAGCAGGGTTTAGCAAGTTTGGAACCTTCACAGGTAACGGAAATGCAGATGGAACATTTATCTATACAGGATTTAAACCTGCATTTTTTTTACTTAAAGAAATTTCATCAGCTGGAGAAGGTTGGCCACTTCAAGATAATAAGAGAGATACTGCTATTAATCCTGTTAGTACAACTTCTTATGCAAGTGCAGCTAACGCAGAAAATACTGGTTATAGATATGTTGATTTTAATTCAAATGGTTTTAAAATTCGTAATACTCAAGATGATTATAATACTAGTGGTTCAACTCACATCTTCCTGGCGTTTGCAGAATCGCCTTTTGTAAATTCTTCTGGTACACCAACAAATGCGAGGTGACCATGCTACAAAAAATAGGATTTCAACCTGGAATAAATAAACAAATCACACCAACGGCCGCAGAGGGTCAGTGGATCGATTGTGATAATGTTAGATTTAGATATGGCACTCCAGAAAAAATAGGTGGTTGGAAACAGTTAGGTGACGATGCTTTAACTGGTGCAGGTAGAGGACTTCATCATTTTGTAAATAGTAAAGCCAGAAAGTATGCGATCATCGGCACAAACAGGATTTTATACGCATTTTCAGGTGGTGTATATTATGATATACATCCTATTAAATCTACGACAACGCTTACAAGTGCGTTCACCACGACCAACGGATCAACATCTGTTACAATAACTTTCAGTGGAGATCATGGTATATCTGCGCAAGATATAGTTTTACTGGATAGCTTCTCATCGATAACTAATTCTAATTTTGCAGCTGCAGATTTTAATGATAAAAAATTTATGGTGACCACTGTCCCTAATGCTACGACTATCACAATCACAATGCCATCAGCAGAATCAGGATCTGGTGCAACAACATCGGGTGGTATAAGAG